ATATTTTAACCGCAATAGAGATATTAGAAGCGAGGAATCATGGCTGAACAAGTGGCCTTCGATAAATCCGAACTTCGTGCCGTCTTTAAGGCGTTAAAGAATATGGATGAAAAGGCAACAGAAGAAGCCAAACGCGTCTCTGGAGCCTTAGCAGATTACGCAAGAAGCGAAGTAATTAACACTGCTTCGGGGTTAAGTTCCCGGGCAGTTTCTTCGCGTATTGCGCAAGGCGCTAGAGTAAAGAAGTCTTCTAAAATAGGTGAAATCACTTATGGATTCGCCGCTCAAAAGTTTTCAGGTGGTGCAACTACCAAGGATATCTGGGGCGGTTCAGAGTTCGGTTCTAATAGATATAAGCAGTTTCCAGTCTGGTCAGGTCGAGAGGGTCGCGGTTCTAAAGGATGGTTTATCTATCCTACCTTGCGCAAAATCCAACCGAAGATAGTTTCTGAATGGACCGAATCGTTTTCTAAAATTTTGAAGGAGTGGACATAATGGCCGGAACTAGTAGAGCCTTAACCCTTAAACTCCTTGCAGATGTAGACCAATTTACCAAGGGTTTAAATACAGCCGATAACCAGGTTTCAACCTTCGGCGATAAAATTGGCAAGTTCGGCAAAATTGCAGGTGCGGCCTTCGCTGCCGCCGGAGTCGCTGCTACTGCTTATGCTGGAAAACTTCTAGTAGACGGAGTTAAATCCGCAATAGAAGACGAAGCAGCGCAAGCAAAATTAGCGCTTACTTTAAAGAATGTTACTAACGCTACAGATGCTCAGATAGCGGCAGTAGAACAACAGATTCTAAAGACTTCTTTATTAACCGGTAAAACAGACGATGAACTTCGTCCAAGTTTTGAGAGGTTTTTGCGTGCCACTAATGACACTTCTAAAGCCTTAAAACTTCAGCAAGTCGCTTTAGATGTATCCGCCGGTTCTGGTAAGTCACTCGAGGCAGTTACAAATGCCATGAGTAAGGCCGCCGAAGGTAATGCCGCTTCACTGGCAAAACTAGGCGTGGGCCTTACATCCGCACAATTAAAAACAATGTCAATGGATGAAATTACAAAAGCCTTAGCCAATACTTTCGGTGGACAGGCAGCCGCCGCCGCAGATACTTTCCAGGGCAAAATGGCTAGATTGCAGGTCGCATTCGATGAAGGTAAAGAAACTGTAGGAGCATTCGTTTTAGATGCTATTACTCCTTTAGTCGAGAATATTGTTACTTATGTAGTTCCAGCCATTCAAAAATTCGTAGAAGGTTTTCAAGGTGGAGACGGATTAAAAAACGCGTTTAACGATATTGTTACCGTTGCTAAAACTATTTTAATTCCAGTTTTTGAAGGCATTCAGTCAATCTTTAATAAAGTTAAAAATGCAGTTATGGCTAACGAAGAAGCCTTCGCTGGTTTATGGTCATTCCTAAAGAACTACCTTGCGCCATTCTTGGGTGGGGCTTTCAGAATATCCCTAGAAGTAATTGGAACCGTAATTAGTACAACAGTTTCAGCAGTCGGAAAACTTATTAGCGCATTTCAAACTTTATTCGAGTGGGGAAGTAAAGTAGCAGGATTCCTAGGCTTCGGCGGTGGCGCTTCTAATATAAGCATGACAACAGCAAGCCCGGGAATTACTAACGCTCCATTCGTGCCAATGTCGCCTAGCAGTGGATATTCTGGGCAGGCCGTTAGTTACAATAATAATATTACAGTTAATGGCGCTATAGATTCAGAGTCTACCGCTCGCCAAATCGTAGACGTTCTTAATCAGTCTACCTATAGAGGGACTTTGGGCGCTGGGGCTTTTGCATGACCGTATGGACTCCCGATTGGGCAGTAGAAGTAAACGGGGCAGGCAACATAACAGACCTCGTTATAGCAGATTTAACAGTTACTTCTGGGCGCTCAGATATTTATTCTCAGCCAGTAGCCGGTTACGCTCGTTTTACCATAAAGAATTTAAACCAGTCAGCGATTACTTATGATGTAAACGATTCAGTCGTACTTAAAATAAAGAATTCTTCTGGAACTTATATTCCAATTTTCGGTGGAGATATAACAGATATAAACGTAGTGGTCGTAACAGGCGAACCAGCGATTACCCAGAATGTAATTATTACTGCGCTTGGGGCTTTATCTAAATTACCTAAAACCTTAACTGAAGGCGTATTGGCTAAGGCTAATGATGGGGACCAGATTTATTCGATTCTTTCAGAACTTTTATTTAACACCTGGCTTGAAGTTCCAGCCGCCGAAACCTGGGCCGTTTATAATGCTACAACTACTTGGGCTAATGCTGAAAATTCAGGCCTTGGAGAGATTGACCGTCCAGGCGATTACGAACTAACAGCGCGTTCGGCTGCTACGACAGATGTTTATTCTCTAGTGGCTGGCCTTGCACGTTCAGGCCTTGGATATATTTATGAGGATTCTTCTGGCCGAATCGGTTACGCGGACTCAACTCATAGAAGCGAATACCTTGGGGCTAATGGTTATGCATACGTTGATGGCGGGTGGGCTTACGCGGCAGGCATTTCCACTTCTAAACGTCTAGGCGACCTTCGAAATAAGGTAACAATTACCTATAAAAATAATCAGCAAGAAACAGCCGAAGAAGCCGCTTCTATTGCTACTTATGGAGTCCAGGCCGAAAACATAAAAACCAGTATTGAAAAAGGGGCGGACGCTTTATCTCAGGCTGAATTCTATTTAGACATCCGGGCCTATCCTCAATATCAGTTTAAGTCAATTACCTTCCCAATGGCTAACCCTAATATTCCAGATGCATCCAGGGACCAGGCTCTAAATATCTTTATGGGCTTACCTCTTGATATTGAAGATTTACCGTTAAATATTGCCGGTGGTCGTTATCAGGGATTCGTTGAAGGTTGGACCTGGACTAGCCGATTTAACGCACTCGACTTAACTATAATTGTTTCACCTGTTGCTTATAGCCTACAGGCTTTTAGATGGAATAACGTTCCAATAGGTGAGACATGGAATACCATCAGCCCTACTTTAGACTGGAATAACGCTACAATAGTAGCCTAATAAGGAGAATAAATGGCAACGACAACCAATTATGGGTGGACTACCCCTAATGATACGGACCTGGTTAAAGATGGCGCATCTGCCATTCGTACCCTTGGTTCTTCTATTGATACAACCACTAAGGCGCTAAACCCTTCAACTACGCTTGGAGATATCGAGTACCGCTCTGCAACTGCTAACACAAATACCCGTCTCGGGATTGGAAGCAACGGACAGTATTTAACAATCACAGGCGGGGTTCCAGCGTGGGGCGGTATTTCAGCAGGCGGTTTAACTCTGCTATCAACAACAACTCTTTCAGGCGCATCGACAACAATTTCAAGCATAGACCAAACTTATGTCAATTTAGTTATTTTTGTTTTTGGCGTTACAAATGCAACAGGTGGTGGCAGATTTCAAACAAACCCAAATGGCTCAGGTAGCATTACAACGACATTTATGAATTCTGACACTACAACCGTCAGCACACAAATAGATGAATTTATTTGGCTGACTAGCACAAGTTACAATGCTTCTAGAACCAGTGCTGATAATTTTAGAACTGTCACAATAAGTAATTACGCAAGCACAACAGCCAGAAAAGGTGTAACAGTTGCTGGTGGTTACGTTAAAGACGGCGGTGGAAATTACCCTATCTCTGCAAGTGGATACATTAACACCAATTCGGCAATTACATCACTTGTTTTTTCTAATACAGGTGGCAATCTTTCAACTGGTACAGTTCTAATTTACGGAGCCAAATAATGCCTAAAACAACAACAAAGCCAATGGTCAGAATCCATAACACAGAGACAAATGAAGTCATTGACAGAGAAATGACCGATGATGAATTTGCTGATTATCAAGCCGAGCAAGCCGAGCGCGCAGCAAAGCAAGCAGAAGCCGAAGTAAAGGCAACCGAAAAGGCTGCCCTATTGACTCGACTCGGTTTAACTGAAGATGAACTAAAAACTATTCTAGGATAATGAAACCTAAGTTATGTGCCGCAGGGGTTAAACTTCGCGACCAAATAAACAATGCATACCCGGATAGAGATAAATCTAGTGATGGTTGGGTTGCAGACGCGCGACATCTTGCCGCAGGTACTTCGGACCATATACCCGATTCTAATGGCTGGGTTCGTGCCCTGGACCTGGACCGGGATTTATCAGGTAAAAATAAACCGGACCTTATGCCATATCTTGCGAATCAACTTTGTACACTGGCAAAATCTGACCGCAGAATTTCTTATATTATCTTCGCTGAAAAAATTGCCAGCCGTAAAAGCCTATGGCGTTTTATCAAGTACCGGGGGATTAACCCGCACGATAAGCATATGCACGTCTCGTTTACAAAGAATGGCGACCAGGACGGTTCGCCGTTTAAT